GGTCTGACAACTCACCAAGGTGATACAGTGAAAGCCAAAGCGCGCGAATTTTTGACGCATGGGCTTGATTGGCCAGAGGCCGCTTTCCGGCACGTTTAGGCTGTTTTTTAGGCTTGAACCCTAATGACTTGAAACGCTCTAACACACGTTCCAACTCAGTAAAATTCATGGCCGCGCAGGACCCCTTGCCTGTCACATTCAATAAAAGAGCGCGGTAAGTGTCCTCATGCAAAGATAATTGCGACTTTGCAATATGTATCTTTGCGATGAGGCTCTTACGAAAGTAACTTTTGTCGGATTTTGCTGTTGGCATTGAAAACTCCTTAAAGCTTGGCAATGTCCAGGTTTATTGGACGCCAGTCTCCCTGGGCAGAGGAGCGTTTGTAAAAGCGGACATATTCCTTGGAGCGGGTGACGCGAACGGAATCCTTAATGGCCTCCATTGCGTTTTTCCACATTTCATCTTTGATATCGAGGCGTTGTAACCCAAGGATGGCCGATGTGTTGACACGGTTGTTTTTATCAACACGGAAGGCGTGGTTAACCATGACGCGGATATTGTCGTTAGAGCCTTCAGACCATGTCGTAATGCACTGGTCAATCAGTTCCTTGGCTATCTGCAGCTGTGGGCCGAATTGAATGTAATCGGCCACAGATACTTGAACCTTATACATCCCATCATAGGAGGTCAGTGTGAGGTTACCTTTTTTGCCGCCTTTAGAAACGTCATATTTCTCGGAAATTATGTCGAGAAATGCGGCAATCTCGGTAAAAGCATCTTCTTTAAAACCGGCCATATGTTTTTGAAGGGCTTCAGCCTTATTTATAAACTCGGAAACCAGCTCATCTTCGAGGCGATCTTCCGGCTTTACTTTCTCTATAGGCACTAAATGCCCTTCCGAATTCGTCATATATTCGTTTTTCATTTTGCATTTCCTTTTTCTGGTTGTTTGGTTCTGTGGGTTGCTTTCCATTGGTTAATCGAAATGATGTTCCCGTCCTCTTGATTTTCTTGCCGCCTTAATGCTTCAGGCACGGCCACGCGCTCAAGTTCGCGTGCCTGGTAGTAAAGGCTTTGCACAAGCTTTGCGAAATGAAGACCACGGTCGCCTTCGACATGAAATGTGTAGGTATCGTCCCGCAATATTTGCAAATCGACCATCTCGCAAAGGTTATAAAGGTCATCACTCAGCATGAGAGCCTCCTTTCTGAATATTGTTGGGGCAGTTCCGGCAAGCCCTGAACAGGCGCACCGACACATGATTGCTAGGGTTAAAGGGCTTGCACTGTGTTTTAATGCATAGTGACCCCTCAATTTTTCCCATGACCGGGCAGTTGACACCGTCATCATTTAAAGCCGATTGAACGCGGGATTTAACATCTGTTAAATCGCCAGGGTAACGGTTCTTCAAAAGCTGATTTACAAGGCTTGCCGACCTTCCGATTTTACGGGCAATGGCCGCTTGGCTTTCAGCGTCACAGGCGCGCGCCAGACCTGTTATCCATTCCGGTGCATCTGCGCCCCAGTTAAGCTTTACTGTGTCCTGGGCGACTGTTTGGTTTTGTATCAGGCTCATGATTTTTTCCCTTCCGGTGTCCAGACCGTCTTATGAAGGTTGCGGTCATATATGGATTTGTCCTTTTTGATTTGCGGGGCTTTCAGACCAGTGTCTTTGGACTTGACGAACACATAAGTCTCGGGTGTACCGGGCTTTGAAATTTCGACTACACGCAAATAACAGGCGTTTCGCAAAGCAATGCAGTACTCTTTAGCCACATTGATGGTGACACTGGCGGTAAAGGCTACATCCTTATAATTAAAGTTGCCCAACGCCTTCATGGCCATCCACATCTTCTGGCGACCTGTCGGTGGCTTGGCATCTCCTTCGGTTGTCAGTTCAGGGCGGTAAACGCCGTTGTCACGAACAAGGTTATAAACATGGGGTTTATACTTTTCCTGCTTTAGGACGGCTATGAAGCCGGCCTTCTCCAGTATTTTCAGATAAGTGCGGATTGAGCTACGCTCCATCGTTGATTTGTCAGCCAGATCAGTTAGCGTAAAGCGGCGCATATCGCGCATCAGTGTCCAAAGCTGGTCTCGGTTTTGTGCAAGTTTTGTCATGCTTAAAACCCTCTCGTCTTTGGAGGAAGACCAGTATGGAGCGGACGGCCGCCCCAGTCTTTCAGATTGATGGATGGCTTGCCCTCAAGGCGCGCCAGATTGGCAATACGGTCAAGATTGGTGACAATACGCCGGACACTCCCCCTTGCCTCGTTCACCAGGCGTTGTAAAAGGTCGTCCTCGATATGAATGTCGGCGGCATAATGCTGTTGCAAAGTTCTCGCATCATCCAAATCAACCGGCTGGGCTTGTGCAGATTCCATGATGCGACCGTGGAAACGCTCCCAGCGTTGCAGTTTCTGTGGCAGTTTTTCTTCACCTATCAGGACAATCGGCGCGCCGGATTGCTCGTAAATGTCGCGCACAAGGTCAATCAGCCCTTCTTTTTGGACAGCATAATCAAACTCATCCAGAATAAGTGGTCGTTGAGAGGCGGCCAATTCTTCCGAAATCTGGTCGGCCATTGCGGCAACCGTTCCGGCCGGCTGAATACCCATCGTTTTCAAAACAGCAAGAAGAAAGGGTTTTTTCGACCAGACCGAGCGCATCTCAACGTAATAAGCCTGTTCCTGGGCGGCAACGAAACCGGCCGCTGTAGACTTTCCAAATCCTGACGGCCCTGAAAACGTCACTAGGCCCGGCAGATGGTACGGCCGCTCAATCGCCAGCATGAGCAATTCATGCAGGACACGGATGTTTTTCAACGCCGCGGTACTGCCCCCGGATTCTAAAGGTTTGACTTTTAATTCTGTTACATTCATAGTTAACTCCTATTTTGTTTACTTGTCCCGCCATTTGCGCGGGGCTTTTTTTTGATTTTGTTTTCTTAAGTCCTTTATTTTTGTCGTTAATCTCCTTTCAATCTGTCTTCATGGGCTTTCTTGGCTCTGTACCAGGGCGTGGCCACGACGTGGCAAACCCAGCGTTCTTCCTCCGGTGGTAACTCTTCACCTTGCTCCTGCCTTTTCATCAGACGTTCAAGCTTTTCTTCGCGGGCTTTTTCGGCGCGCTCTTCTTCGCTTTCCGTAATTTTTGGGGCGTGAAAATCTTCTAGGAATTTCTCATGACGCTTGCGCTCTTCTGGTGACATGTCAGTACTGACCGGCTCACGTTCAAAAGCTTTATCTGCCTCTTCCAGAGCCTCGTTTGTGTAATCTGTTGATTGTTCGGGTAATTTCGTCAGGTTTGAACGCTGGCGGCTAACATTCAAGATATCTTCGGCAATTCTCTCAGGGGTAATCTTGCGGGTGGCCTTTTTGATCTCGGCAGTCTGCTCAGCCATATGTTTCTTCTGTGCGGCTTTTGCCATCATCGCGGCCTTTTTGCGGTCTACACCCAAACGATCAAGATTAGTGGCTTCACAGATAAACTGGCCCTCTGTATCAAAAACAAAAACGCGGCCCATATCTTCATTGTCATGGCGAACAAAGACCTGGTCACCGATATAAAGTTCCAGCTCGTCTCCATTATAATAGCCATTATTGATCCTGAGACCTTTTTTAGTAATTGTTCTTTGTCCATTCTGACCTGCAAGGGGTGAGAGGAGAACATCTAAGGCACGCTCGTTTTTAATTTTTTGTATAGGCTCAATCCAGCTTGCCGCTTTTGAAAATGGCGACATACCTTTAAGGCTGCTGTGTGGATTTTGCTCGTAGCGATATTGCGCCCATTCATCCATTTTTGTCTGCAATTGGTCGTGAGTAAGTTCAACGGCAAAGGCTTTTTCATCAGATACACCGAGGCGCTTTGCAAAAGCTTTTCTGGCTTCTATTTTCTTACGGTCTGCGACAGAGTGACCAACAAACCCTTTCAAAAGAGGCATTAAATCATGTTGTAAAGTTTTAATAACCCGCTCTACATGTGGTTTGCCCTCTGGTGTAAAAGGCTTACAAATAGGCTGATCAATTTCGAGCTGTGTTAAAGACGTTTTAAAGCGATGAGATATAAAATCTGCACCATTATCCGTTTTTATGGCCTGTGGCACTCCCCATTCCATAATAGCGCGACGAACCAGCGATAATGACGCCTCTGTGCATGCTGTTTTAGACACGGAAAACATAGCGCGGCGTGACCACACGTCAATAATTGCATAAATCGAATACCGACCGTCCACACAAAGGACATCGGCCGGCGAGGCATCAATCTCCCATAGCTGGTTCAGGCACTCAACTCCTGCATCAGCGCGGCCGATGGCACTCTGATATTTATTTTTGTAACCGTCAGGATCAGTTTGTTTTTTCCAAAGAGCGTGGTTGTCTTTTTTCCACTTGGCCATCCAGTTCTGGAAGGTGCGGACGGTAGGCATTTTCTCTTCAAAAGTTTTCCCAGTAACTGGGTAAGCCCCGCTTATAACCTGTCCAAATCTACCGATACATGCGTCACGTATATGTCTGGCCGTCAGATGCTGGTTTTCGCACATAATTCCTATAATGTACTCAGCAACCTGCCCTTTTTCGGCTAAATCAAGAATGCCGGTTTTATTACGAGCATTATAAGAGCGACCCAACGCATTAAAATCTTCAGATTTTCTTTGTTTTCTCCATCTGTAAAGACTGCGATCTGTAACTGAGGGAATTGCTTCGTAGACCCATTCAGGGATGTCCGAAAAAGCTTTTAAAGAATATAATTTACTGAATGAGGATATAGACTTGCTTTTTGATATATCCGATTTCTGAACGTATTTTTTTACTTCTTGAAGAATGATCAGTTTTGCGCTTGTTTTGGTTGCCTCTTTCTCCTTACTATCATTATTACCTGATACAGGAATGTCGTCTATTTTTCCTAGATTTGCATATTTTTCTACTATTAAACTCTGCAACTTGGCTGAAAATGAAGCAAAATTGTATTCTCTTCCTGCACCCACATTCGTTCTCTCACGTGACGACCAGTTTTCTCTTTTAGCTATTCTCAGAAAACCGCGTCTATAGTTTGGAAAATTGCAAAGTTCGAGTTCTGCTAGTTCTCGGGTTGTGTACCATTCTTTCATATTCTGATCCCCTCATATAAAGAGGATTGAACACCAAAACCGGCCGCGTAACGTGGGGGGCATTTCGTAACGGTCACCCCGTTGCAGACTTTGGTTTCAAGAATTTCAGGCTCTTCGCCTGGGAAATAAGTATCATTTTCATCACGCACCGGAAAAAACACAGTGTAGATGCTCATCTTTCCGCGACGTCTGTATTCTTTTCTTATATGTCCACTATCTTTCAGCTGGTTAACAATGTAGCTGACTGAACCTGAGCTGATGTTTTTCTTACGCAGGTCGCGGACGGCAGGGGGGAAACCTGTTTCCGAATAAAACTTGATGATGAGCTTTAGTAATTCTTTTTGCTTAGGTTTCATTTTTTCTCCTGACGCATTGCACGTTGGGTTATGCGCTCTAACAAAAGGGGGTCGTCGAGCGTGGGCTGAAGGCCCTTGAGGTCATTATCGATTGCACGTTTCAGGGCCATCTTTGCACCATATTCGGCCAGTGAGGCCTCCTCCGGGTGCAGGGCCTTAAAACCAAAGCTTTCGACAAAATAATGAAGAGGACGATTGTCCCCGGTGACTTCGCAAAACGCCTTTAAGGAATCGGCGTGAATGCGTCTCTGGACGGCCGACATGGCCACCCATTGATCCAGATGTGTTTTTGAAATATCACGGCCCAGGCTCCGGCTTATGGCCGCGGCCACTGCATACCTGTCCATGGGGTTAATCTCGCGCTTGGACAAATCGTCCAGGACATTCCGCATGGTCAAACGAAGACCGCGGTCAAAATCGCTCAACTCTTCCTGTGAACCGCCCTGAAGGGAACAGTTACGGACACTGTCATCTGAAAAATGAAAGTGAAAATCGAAGGTTGTTTGACTTATGTCCTTTTTACGCGGCATCTTCACCCTCAATCGCCTTGGACAACAGCTTGATTAGGGTTACATTGGCGTCCATGATTTCGGAAACCTGCCTCTGGCTTGCTAGGCCCTGTTGAGCGGCAAAAAAGACCCCTACATTTTTCTGTGCAGTAAGATTTGCCAATTTAAGAAGGGATAAAGGCACGGTAATGCCGTTGTTTTGCGTTTCACGTCCAATACACCAGGCACATTTGGCATTATCATCATGCTGACAAAGCGGGGCATTACTATTCATTATGACACCTGCCGATCTTTATTAGGCAGCGCACGGCGAACTATAGTTAAAACCTCCATGTTTTCTTGGGCATCACACCCCTCAAACCCGGATATAAATGCCTCCGACATTTCCAAGGCCTCTTTAAGGCTTTGTACTTCATCTTCTAATGCCTGCATTTTCCAAGCGGCCGCCTGTAACGCACTCTTATTGCTAAGTCCGATTTTATGGGCATAGGCATTGGCGATATGGTCAAGTGTTCTGACATATTGACTGGGAGGCGTCATAATTTACCCCCAG